AAAAATATACCCTAGTATTGGTTCATATAAAAGTTCTAGAAATATACCTAATGTTGTTAAACAATATGTAAACCTATGGGCTTCAGTTAGAAGTGCAAATGTTTATACAAAAATGACTGAACAAGATAAAAAAACTTTAGAGAATAAAGCTAGTGAAGGGTTAAACGTTTTTAATTCAATTAACCCATAATTTTATTGAAACTAATGATATTTATATAAAAAAAAAGATTATGAGCAGAACTAAATTAATTTTGGATAATTACCTAGGTAAGAATACAAGAATGTCAGAAAAAGATGCCGGAAATGGTTTTAAAGAGGTTTGTGATTTAGACACAGGAGATTGTTTTACTATAAGAGAAAAAGATGGTCTTATTGAAAGAGTTGATAACACAATGAAAACAAATAAAAGAATCCAAGTTGAAACTAAAGGAGGAATAAAACAATTATTAAACGGATAAAATGGCTATAGATAAAAAAATTTTACAGGAAATCGCAAGATTTAAAAATATAAACACTTATATTATGGAGCAAGAAGCTCCACCCCCACCAGATCCAGCGGCAGATCCTTTAGCAGGAGGGGCACCACCATTAGACCCAGCAGCAGGAGGGGCACCACCATTAGATCCGGCGGCAGGAGGAGCACCACCGGCACCAGACGCAGCGGCAGGAGGAGCGCCACCAGCACCAGGTGTAGCACCAGGAGCACCACCGGCACCAGTTGATGTTGCGGCAGATAAGGATGTTGAAGAAATTGGTGGTGAAGAAAAAGAAGATGAAGAAAAAATTGAAATAACTGACCTTGTAAATTCACAAAAAAATATTGAACAAAAACAAGAAGAATATTTTAATAACTTATTTAATCAACTTAAAAATTTAGAACAAAAATTAGGTGATATGGATCAATTAGTTTCTAAAATAGATGGTTTAGAAAATAAGATTGAAAAAATTAGACCAAAAACACCAAAAGAAAAATTAGAATTAAGAACTCTTGATTCTGGACCATTTAACCAAAAACTTTCTGACTTCTTTACAGACAAACAAGATGAAATGGAAAAATCTGGTAAAAATGAATACGTACTAACTTCAGATGAAGTTGAACAATTTTCAAAGGATCAAATTGAAAATTCGTTTAATGATTATGAAGACAATGAAGACGATACTGATATGATGTAATTTGAAAGGGACGTAAATGTCCCTCTCAAATTTTTAACAGATTATTGACTGCGACACAAATTTTAATTATACTTTCTATTGTAAACCTTTAAAAACAAATACATATATGGCGACAAACAATGTTTTAGACGCGGTTCTCTCACAGTATGAGAACTCAAAATCCGGAGACTATTCATCTGGATCAAAAATGTCTCAAGAAGACAGAATGAAAAAGTATTTTGCTGCAATACTTAAAGACAACGAAAAGCAAGCACAAAAAAGAGTCCGTATCTTACCTACACCAGACGGATCTTCCCCATTCAAAGAAGTATGGTTTCATGAAATTTTTATTGATGGTAAATGGCAAAAGTTTTACGATCCGGCAAAAAATGATAATGAAAGATCACCTTTGAGTGAAGTTTACGAAGAATTAATGTCAACTGGTAAAGATTCTGACAAAGAATTAGCAAAACAATACAAACCACGTAAGTTTTATATTGTTAAAGTTATTGATCGTGACAACGAACAAGACGGTCCTAAATTCTGGAGATTTAAACACAATTACAAACAAGAAGGGATTTTTGATAAAATTATTCCTATCTACAAAGCAAAAGGTGATGTTGCAGACCCAGAAAAAGGAAGAGACCTAATCCTTGAGTTAACAAAAGCAAAAACACCAAAAGGAGCTTTCTATACTGTAATCCAAACTGTTATGTATGATGACCCATCTGCAGTACATGAAGATGAAGAAACAATGACAAGTTGGGTTGATGACGAACTTACTTGGGAAGATGTTTACTCTAAAAAACCTACAGAATATTTAGAAGCTGTTGCTCGTGGTGAAACACCAAGATGGGATTCAGATGCTGGAAAATACATTTATTCAAACTCATCAGAAGAAGAAATCGTAATGGGTGGTACCAAATCTAAAACTGAAACAAAAGTTGAGGATCCACAAGCAAACGATGAAATTGATGAGGAATTACCATTCTAATTTTAATTAAAATATGTGGGTATATTAGTACACAATGTACCCACTTTTTCTTATCTTTTTATAAAAGAATAATATGGCAATCAAAAAAAATGACTTTAGTTCGATAAAGAAAAAATTCTCTTCGGACGCAAAATACAAACCACAAAGATATTTCGATTTAGGTCCGGCATTTTTGGATGCTGTTGGACTTCCAGGACCTGCTATGGGGCATATTAATATGTTTTTAGGACATTCCGATACTGGTAAAACAACGGCTCTTGTTAAGACCGCTGTCGATGCACAGAAAAAAGAGATACTTCCAGTTTTTATCATTACAGAACAAAAATGGTCTTTTGAACACTCAAAACTTATGGGGTTTGAATGTGAAGAAGTTGTTGATGAAGAAACTGGTGAATTAACTTGGGACGGTTTCTTTTTATTCAATAATAATTTTAGTTATATTGAACAAATTACAGATTATATTAATGATTTATTAGACGCACAAGAAAAGGGAGAACTAGACTATTCTCTTTGTATTATGTGGGATTCTGTTGGATCTGTACCTTGTAAAATGACTTACGAAGGTAAAGGTGGTAAACAACACAATGCAAGTGTTCTAGCTGATAAAATTGGAATGGGAATCAATCAAAGAATTTCAGGCTCAAGAAAAGCGGATTCAAAATACGAAAACACATTAATAATCGTTAATCAACCTTGGGTTGAATTACCAGACAATCCATTTGGTCAACCAAAAATTAAAGCAAAAGGTGGTGAAGCAATTTGGTTAAATTCATCTTTAGTATTTTTATATGGGAATCAAAAAGGTGCTGGAACAACAAAGATTACTGCAACAAAAGACAAAAGAACTGTTAAATTTGCGTCAAGAACAAAAGTATCCGTTATGAAAAACCACATCAATGGACTTGGGTTTGAAGACGGTAAGATTATTGTCACACCTCACGGGTTTTTACCTGGCAAGGATGCGACAGAAGAAAAAAAGTCTATTGAAGACTACAAAAAAGATTATGCCGAATATTGGAAAAATATTATTGGTGTAGATGGTGAATTTGATTTAAAAGAAGAAAAAGTTTATGAACAAGAATAAATTAAAAGTAGTATCATTATTTTCTGGTTACGGAACTCAAGAGTTGGCCTTAAAATACATTGGTGTTGATTATGAAAATGTTGCAAACTGTGATAACTTCAAACAAGCAAACGAGTGTTATGATGTTCTACATACAACAACTCATGGAAACCTTGGAGACATAAGAATGATAAATGAAAACACATTTCCAGGGTGTGATTTATTAACATATTCATTTCCTTGTCAGGATATATCAATATCCGGAGTTCAAAAAGGAATTAAAGAAGGTACAAGGAGTGGACTATTATTTGAAGTTGAAAGACTATTGAGTGCAAATAGACCAAAATATCTTTTGATGGAAAATGTTAAAAATTTGGTATCTCACAATCATATTGAAAATTTTAAAAAACATATCTATTTTTTAAGGGGTCTTGGTTATAGTTCATTTTGGAGAGTACTTAATGGTGCCGATTTCGGTTGTCCACAGAATAGAGAAAGAGTTTTTATGATGTCAGTATTAAACAGTAGTATTGACGAGGTAAAAGAAAAAATGATGAATGTTGATAATCACAAAAGAACAAGAGTTTCTATGAGACCACACATTGAAGAAACTTTTAATGAGTCTTTAATTATTGATTGTCCTTTTACTCCACACGAACCAAAAAAACATACAATATGTAAATTAGTTGGAAGAAGAGACGATGTTGCATATGATCAAGCAAGAAGAATTTATTCTATTGATGGTTGTTCACCTTGTCTTACAACAAGTGGTTCACCACAAATTCTAACAGAAGACGGAAGGGTAAGAACTATTTCAGCTAGAGAAGCTTACAGATTTATGGGGGTTAGAGAACAGGACATTAATTTGTTATTAACAACATCTTTATCAAATACAGCACACGTTGCAATGGCTGGTAACTCAATCTGTGTCCCTGTTATGGAAGCAATATTTAGTGAGTTTTTCTCCGATTATATGAAAGAAAAAGATTTAATATCGTCAAACCCTTTCAACCAAGAATTTAATGACTAAAACCCTTTTAGTTGACGGAAACAACTTATTAAAAATTGGTTTTCATGGTGTTAGAGACTTCTTTAACAATGGAGAACATGTTGGGGGTACCTGGCACTTTTTGAACACTCTAAGGAAGTTTTTAGAAGAAAATAACTATAACAAAGTTGTTGTATTTTGGGATAGTGAAACCGGTTCTTCACAGAGAAGAATTATATATCCAAAATATAAACTTAACCGTAAACAAAAAAGTGAAGAAGATTTTAAAGAACAATCTTTTTTAAATCAAAAACAAAGGGTAAAACAATACCTTGAAGAAATGTTTGTAAGACAATTAGAAGTTGAACAATCTGAGGCTGATGATTTAATTGCTTACTATTGTCAAATTTCTGAAGACGAAGATAAGACTATATTTTCATCAGATAGAGATTTAACACAGTTAATTTCTGAAAAGGTAACTATATATTCACCACAACAAAAACGATATTATAAGAATGGTGATGGGATTAAAATTTATGAATCCGAAATACCACACTATAATGTTAAAACCTATAAAATATTAACTGGTGATAGTTCAGATAATATTGATGGTATTTTTTATTTGGGTGAAAAGACATTTCTTAAATTGTTTCCGGAGATACTTGATACTGAGTTAAAATATACCGATATTTTAACAAAGGCTGAACATTTATTAACAGAACAAAAAGGAAATGTTGCTTTACAAAATCTCCTTAGTGGGAAAACCAAAGAGGGAATATTTGGAGAAGAGTTTTTCACAATCAACGAAAAAATAGTGGACTTAGCTAATCCACTCATTTCGGACGAAGGAAAAGAACTTGTTAGGTCGTATTACTCAGAGTCATTGGATCCTGATGGTAGAGGACACAGAAACCTAATAAGAATGATGATGGAGGACGGATTCTTCAAATTTCTCCCAAAGGGTGATGACGCTTGGGTAAATTTTTTAAAACCATTTTTAAAACTATCAAGAAAAGAAAAAACAAATTTTAGAAACAAACCAAAAAAGTAAAAAAAAATGAGAGAACAAGAAATAACAAAAGTAGAATTTTTGTTAATGTGTAATGACAACATCGTGGTTCAAAGATTCTTTAATGTTAAAGGGTTTAACAAAAACGCCCATAAATCAGAAGAGCTTTATGACTACATAAGAACCTTTTGTAATGAACTTCAATATAATTTGAAGATGAGATCGGTTGTTTATATGTTGGACAATCAGTATGAGATTTCTGAAAATCCAGAAGTATTAAACACATCAATTACGGAAGGTCAAGAAAATTTTAACCTTTATATTAAGGTTGGGGACATGACAATTTGTCAGAGATCATTCGATGCAAAAGTATACCCACCGAAGGTCAGATATACCGTAGACCTACGCCCAAGGCTAAAAGGTATCCTAACAGACTTGACTGACATTTTTTCAGACAAAAAATTTAATTATTTTTATCCACAATTTATTCAAAACTAATAGTATTTATCTTTACTGATAGGAGGAAAAATTATGGCGACAAACAAAAACTTTGAATATCTTGGTAACAATTTTCAAATTCAATTACTTAATCAAATCATTTTAGATAAAGACTTTTCACATTCAATAATTGATGTAATTGAGAACAACTATTTTGAGAATAAATATTTCAAAATCATTATACAGATGATTAAGGAGTATTATAAAAAATACGACCATACACCTTCTTTTGATACCTTAGAACAAGTTGCAAAATCCGAACTACAACAAGAAACTGCTGTTAAAGTTGTACTTGATACAATTAAGAAAATTAAGTCTGCACCTATCGACGGGGTAGATTTTGTACAAGAGAAAGCTCTTAAATTTTGTAAACAACAAGAGTTACAGAAGGTAATGAAAAAGGCTCAAAAAATTATTGACGGTGGTGAGTTTGAAAACTATGACACACTAGAAGAATTAGTAAGAGACGCTTTACTTGTCGGTTCAAAAGACACATCAATGATGGATGTATTTTCTAACATGGATCAAGTATTAGAGGAAGATTATAGACATCCAATACCAATGGGTATACCAGGTATTGATAGATTGTTGAAGGGAGGATTGGCTAAAGGTGAGATAGGTGTTATCTTGGCACCAACCGGAGTCGGTAAATCAACAGTATTAACTAAGATCTCAAATCACGCATTTAACTTAGGTTTTAACGTCCTACAAATATTTTTTGAGGATAACCCAAAAGTGATACAAAGGAAACATTTTACCCTTTGGACAAAAATTCATCCTGACGAATTGTCAGACAAAAAAGATGAGGTAATGCAAAAAGTAAAAGACATTAAAGAAAAAATGCCAAATGAGTTGATCTTGAAAAAATTACCATCAGATACCAAAACTATGTTGCAAATCAAGAACGAAGTAAGAAAGATGATTGCAGACGGAGTTAAAATAGATATGGTTGTTGTTGATTACATTGATTGTATTGTTCCAGATAAAAACCTAGGAGATGAATGGAAGAGTGAAGGATCGGTAATGAGAGGATTTGAAGCTATGTGTCATGAATTAAACATTGTAGGGTGGACGGCAACCCAGGGAAATAGATCTTCAATCTCATCGGAAGTTGTAACGACTGACCAGATGGGGGGATCAATTAAAAAGGCACAAGTAGGACACGTTATTATTTCAGTAGCAAAAACATTACAACAAAAAGAAATGAAGTTGGCCACAATAGCAATTACCAAATCTCGTATTGGAGATGATGGTGTGGTGTTTGAAAATTGCAAGTTTGATAATGCTATGATTGAAATTGATACCGAATCCACAACCACATTCTTAGGTTTAGAAGAACAAAAAGAAGAAAGACAAAGACAAAGGGTTAAGGAGTTGTTAGAAAAAAGACAACAAAGAGAACAAGAAAAACAAAAAACTTCAGAAAATTAAATAAAAATAATTAAATTTGTAAAAAATGGATATTTCACAGAAAATATTGAGCGATATTACGGTGTATATGAAATACGCTAAATTTGTCCCGGAATTAAATAGAAGGGAAACATGGGAAGAACTGGTAACAAGAAATAAAGAAATGCACCAGAAAAAATACCCAAACATTAAAGACGA